GGGCTGACGAATTGGAGGATTAGAATAAATGGCTAAAATAACAAAAAAGAACGTTCTGTCGGTACAGGGTATTGTAAACATAGAGAACGGAAAAATAACATTTAGCGTTGAAGATATTGAGGGTGAAATTGCCCTTGCGGAACTTATGTCAGATTTCAACGGTCAGGAAGTAAAGCTGTCTGTAAACCAGACAGACGAAATTGCATAATGGGAGGAATTTAAAATTTCTACATACAAAAGATTTGAAGGTGAGTCTGATGACGAGCTTATATTTAGGATTTGTAAAGACAAAGAAAAAATAGGCACTTGGAATGACGTTAGGGATATTTTAAATAATTTACTTAACGCTGATTTTGGTGAGTCAACTTATCGTAAGAAATTCCAATGCTTTGAGAAAATGTTCAATGCAAATCAGAAAACTTTTGCAGATACAGAAAACACCCTTAATGAAATTCAAGACCAAATTCGTGAATTAAAGAAAGAGCGATACAAACTTCAAACGGAGAAGTTGGAGAATAATAGGTGGCTTAGGGAAAATGCACGAGATGAATTGATAACTGAAAAAATAGTCAATGCAATTTCTGATATAGACCCTATTATAGTTCCTGATTATTTGTCGGGAGTAAATAATAGCAAATCTGCAATATTGGCATTTACTGATTGTCACTTTGGCATAGAGTTTTGCATAAAAGATTTATTTGGCAATGTGATAAACGAATATTCTCCAGAGATATTTGAACGCAGAATGTGGAGTATGCTTGAAAAAGTTGTTGACATAATTGCTAAAGAGGACTTGGCAGAAATTAATGTTTGGGAACTTGGCGACAGTATATCAGGACTTCTCAGATTAAATTCTCAGCTTATGCACCTTAGATATGGTGTTATAGACTCTGCAATAAAGTATGCTGAATTTCTTGCCAATTGGCTCAATGATCTTTCGCAATATGTGAAAGTGAATTTCCAAATGGTTAAGGACAGTAATCATTCACAACTTAGACTTCTCGGACAGCCTAAGAATAGTTTTCCTGATGAAAACATGGCAAAGGTGATTATTGCTTTCATAAGGGAAAGACTTAAATATAATCGAAATGTAAACATAATTGAGAATGAAACAGGCTTTTGTTTCAGCGATGTTGAGGGTTATAACGTGCTTGGTTGTCATGGTGAGGTAAAGGATTTACAGAACTGCACAAGTTCTTTTTCAAGAGCGTACAATACAAACATTGATTACGTTTTGGCAGGTCATGTGCATCACCAAACCTCAAAGGAAAATGCAAAACATTCAGAGGTGCTTACAGTACGTTCTATGGTAGGTACTGATGATTATGCGATGTCCTTACACAAAACTTCTGACACAGGTGCAAGCCTGTTTATATTTGATAATGAATTTGGCAAGATTGCCAACTATGATATAAAAGTAAAGTAGGTGAATACTATGATGATTAAAAAGAGTTATAACGATTTTGATACTTTCATGCAGGATATTATAGATGTATATCTGGAAAATGAGGGCTTTAGTGTTTTGTGTGATTACAAGTTGGCTTGTAAGATTATCAAGAAATTTTTATCATTTGACGATAAGACTAAAATTAATTCTATTTCTCTTGATCCGCCTGAGTGGAACGGATATGGTGGCGAATTTGTTGTTTCAACTTTTGAAAACGAGTTGTTCTGTGAAAGAGCAAGACGCGACGATAAGCCAATAATTGTTGGTGATGAGAGTGTTGTTTTCGTTCAGCGAGATTTTGTCGGCAAGGATTTTACTGAAGAAGATTATGTTCCAAAGCTTTATTTTGGTTTTACAATTAACGAATAATTTGTAGTTAAATACAACTCCTTTTATTATATTTTGCAGGATAGCAAGCGTTATCCTGCATATTGTCGGATAGCTCAATCGGTAGAGCAATGCACTGTTAATGCGGAGGTTGTGAGTTCGAGTCTCACTCTGACAGCCAAAACAGAACTCAACACGCCTCTTAAAAATGCGTACCACGTTGAGTCTTTTAAATGAAAAATCTAACGAGATTTTTGCACGGATAGTTGACAAAGTTTTGTTGACTATCCTTAGTTTTAATTACAAAGTAATTCAACCTTATGCACCTCTTAACAATGTGTCCCAGTGAGGGGTATTTTGAGTTATGGTTTTGAGAATTTTGTATTACTCCAAAAAACAAAATTCAAGCCCTTATGGGCGAAATAAAGAAGATTAAGTGTGAAGGCAACACTCTAAAGAAACCCCAAAATGAAGAATAAGTGCTAAAAGCGACACTCTAAAGAAAGCTTGATATTAGAAGAAAGGAGAGGTTAAATGGCTAAGAAAAGCAAACGTATCCAAGTACATGATGATGAAATACTTTCAAAAATCAATTCTGAAACAATGAAACTATGGAACAAATATAAAATTGATATGTCACTTAGAGAACTCTCCGAAAAGACTATCGCAGGCTATCAAAATGATTTAGAGTCTTGGTGGATATACATATACAAAAATCAGGGCAATCAAAGTATTATTGACTTAACGGAAGATGATATAACTGAATTTTTATATTTTTGTAAAACTGAGGGTAATAATTCAAGACGTATGAAAAGGCGTATGGCTTCAATTTCAGCTTTTTATAAATTTCTGCGTAAGAAGAAGTTAATTACAGAAAACCCAATGGAATTTATGGATAGACCTAAGAAAGATACAGATGTTATTACTCAGACGTTTTTAACTGTTGAACAGGTACAGGAATTAAGAATTACCTTACAAAACTTAGTAGAAAACGCTGACACGCATCATAAGAAACATAGGGCTTTACAATATCAGTGTTATGCTCTATTTTCATTGTCTACAATGGCTAGAGTTAATGCGGTTGCGAATACTAAGTGGGAACAAATTGATTTTGACAATAGGGTTGTCAATGATGTAGTTGAAAAAGAAGGCTATGTTGTAACTCTTTATTTTTCGGAAGAAGTTAAGGAACTGCTGTTAGGTTTACTTGAGTACCGCAAGACAAATAATATTATTGACAATGGCTATGTTTTTGTTTCTTACACAGACGGAAAGTTTGATAAGGTAACTAATGGCACATTAAATTCTTGGTGTCATATTATTGGTGAAATGATTAATGTTCCAACGTTACACGCTCATGATTTTCGTCATTCTGGAGCTACGCTATATAAAAACGCAGGTATGTCACTAGAAGATGTTTCGGCATTGCTCAACCATAGTGGAACTGACGTGACAAGAAAATTTTATATCAGGGTTGACAAGAAGAAAATAAGTCAGAATAAGGATAAATTTGATTTTTGAGCAATCAAACACTCTGATTGAAAATTGGGGTGCTTTTATATTGGCTTGAAAATTAAACAAACAAAAAGGAGGTGGCTCGATTATGCCAAGGAAAAAAGTAAAAACCCCTGTAAGTACAAAAATATGTACAGAATGTGGCAAGGAAAAGCCACTGTCACAATTTTATACTACTAGAAATAGCAATATTTCTACTGATGGCAAAACAGTAAATATATGTAAGTCTTGTGTTAAAAAAGGTTCTTATAATTCTGATGGAAGCTTAAATATAGAAGCGTTCCAAAAGAAACTAATGTTAATGGATAAACCATACATACCAGAAGCTCTTGACTCTGCTATGAGTGAAGTAAGAAGATCATTAGAATTGGGCAAGGGTAGAACCGATATTATAGGCTGTTATTTTAAGAACGTGTCAACATTGCCACAGTACACGAAATTATCTTTTTTGGACTCTATGAATTTGTTTAATCAAGGCAAGTCTATTACTGAGGCAGTAACTACAACGGAAAAACGCAATATACTTCCTCGAAACGAAGAAGTATATGTAAATATGGTTGATGATTTTGTTGTTACAAACGATATTACCGACTTATTTGGCGAGGGGTACACAAAATCACAGTACCGAAAAATGAAGAAAAAGTTTGATAAATTAAAAGAAAACTACTCAATTCAAACAAACTTACACGAGGAAGCTTTAGCAACCTATGTTCGTTTTAAGGTGAAAGAGGAAGAAGCCACAGCAGCAGGAGATGTTGGAAGTGCTGACAAATGGAATAGAGCTGCCCAAGATGCTGCCGATAAAGCAAAGTTGACTCCAAAACAATTAACGCAGGCTGATTTGCAAGGTGGAGTAACTTGCATTTCGGAAATATCAAAAGCTTGTGAACAGGCGGTTGATATTGTTGAAATATTACCTAAGTTTAAGTACCAACCTAACGATGCTCCTGATTTTATAATATGGTGCTATATTAATTATGCTAGAAAATTAAAAGGATTACCTAAGTGTGAGTACAAGGAAGTATACCAATTTTATGACGATATGAAGAATGAGTACATTTCTCAGTATGGAGATCCCTATGGTATTTTTACTGATGACACATCAGAAAAAAATAGGAGTTCTGTTGAAACGTTTATAAAACTGCCAAAAGATTATGAGAATGGTGACAAGTAATGAACTGGCAAAGAATAAAAGATTTTGAAAAAAATAGTGATAGTGTATTTGGCAAAAATCTACATAATTATTACACTTTTATAAGTTGGGCTAAGTGGTATCCTGATTTATTACTCGACTTAATGAAACCTGAAACAGGTGGGTTAAATCTGCATTTAGATCAACGCATATTTTTGCGTTGTGACGTTAGATTTATGAGTATGTATGGAACGTTTAGCCGTGGATATGGCAAAACATTCGATGAGGTACTTGCTATGGTCGTAGTAGCAATGCTGTTCCCAAATATTGAATTGGCTCTTTCTGCACAGACTAAAGAAAATGCGGCAGATTTATTGAAATCAAAGTGGAATGAAATTGCAAAATTATATCCACTTTTAAAGGACGAAATAAGAGAAGCTAGGTTTTCAAAGGGAAATGCTTATATTGAATTTAAAAATGATGCGACCATAGATGCTATTGCAAATGCTCAAAGCACAAAGGGTCAAAGACGTAGAAGGTTAAAAATAGAGGAATCTGCATTGCTGAATAATGTACTGTTTCAAGATGCCCTTGAGCCTGTAGTTGAAGTTCCAAGACTTACGGTTGGCAGACTTGCGATAGTAGACCCAATGGAACTTAATCAGCAAATTCATTTTTTTACAACGGCAGGATTTAGGGGTTCAGACGAATATCAGCGTAGTATTTCAATGTTAGATGATATGGAAAATCTAAAGGGAAAAATAGTTTTGGGAAGCAACTGGCAACTTCCGTGTTGGTATGGTAGAGGAAGTAATAAAAGCAAAATACTTTCAAAGAAGAAAAATTCTTCTGTGGTAGCTTTTGCCCAAAACTATGAACAAGAATGGGTCGGCTGTGCCGATGGTGCGTTAGTTAATATCAACAAATTAATGAATTGTCGTACTTTAACGGAAGCGGTCTTGCAAAATTCAAATCCAGAACAGGAATATTATATGGGCGTGGATGTAGCAAGAAGCCAAAAAACTTCTAATAACCAATCTTCTATTGCTGTAGTGCGTGTAATTAGAAGTAAGGATAAAGGGAGAATTATTTACATTGATGTGGTGAATATTATTAATATTCCTAACGTACTTAATTTTAATGCCCAAGCTGCTATTATCAAAAAAGTTCAAAAACTTTATATGGCTAAAGTAGTTGTGTTAGATGCTAATGGACTTGGTGTTGGATTGGCTGATGAACTTTTAAAAGACACGATTGACAATTCTACAGGTAAGGATTTGGGCTGTTGGGACACTATTAATGACGATAATGTTCCAGAAGTTCCTAATTCGCCACAAATACTTTACAATATGAAAGCTCAGACTTGGCAAAATGAAATTGTAAGCACTTTTATAGATATGGTGGATAGTGGCAAACTTAGATTGCTGGAAAAAAGACAAGATAATGATTTTACCGATAATGAATGGGATAGTTTTGACGATAAAGTTAGACCTTTTATTGAGACAGATGCTTTTATTGAAGAAGCCGCGAATTTAAAGATGAAACATCTTAATAACGGCAACATTACTATTGAACAAGTTGTAAAAAAAGTAAATAAGGATAGAGTTTCGGCATTGATCTATGTGTTGTGGTACGTTAATAAATATGCCCAAGACATAAATAACGATGAATACGATTATTGTTGTTTATTCAACTAATGTAAACACAAACGAAAGTGAGGTGAGGCTATGCCTGAGAATATTGCAGAGAATACTGAGAATGTTATTGAAAACAATCAAGATAAAACAGAAAGTGTTTCAGAAACTAACTCCGTGTCAAATACACAAGAGCGTTCTTATGAGTCAAATGCTTTTTACGAAATGACATCTTTTTGGGAAGATTGTATTGAAGATTTGCCTATTAATCTTGAGGACATTAAGAAATTTGCTCATAATCCGCAAATACATATAAAAAATATTCGCAAAATTTGTCGGTGGGCGTACTATGAAAATGGCTCTGTTATGACTTCTATCAACTATCTTAAAACCATGTTCACCTTGGATAAGGTGGTTTATTCAAAGTCAAAGACTAAACGCAAGAAGAAATTTGAAAATGCAAGACAGTTAATGCAACAAACTCTTGACACAATAAGATATAAGGAAGTTATTCGAGATAATTTGTTTAACGATATGATTGAGGGAATGGACTTTAAATACTTTGAAATTACAAAGTCCGTATTCGCTGACAAGTATCTTGATGATATTGATACTTTAAACATTGTAGAGATCAATGAACTGGGAGTTAAATGTGCCGTTATTAATCTGCCTGTTGACTATTGCCGTATAGTTGGCAGAAAGAATGGTTCACCTATTGTTGCTTTTGATTTAAGATATTTTGACGGTATGGTAGAAGATGACAAAAGAAGAAAACTACAGGCTTTTCCAAGAGAAATTCGAGAAGCGTATAGTAAATATTCAACTCACAATAATATTAAGCCATGGAAAGTTTTAAATAATGATAATACAATGGTGACAAAAATTAACTGTAAGGCTATTAATCCTTATGGTGTTCCACTAATGATTTGTGCGTTGGACGATGTATTGTACGCAGATTATTTCACTTCTACAAAGCGGAATGTATTAGATCAGTTGAACAATCAAATTATTTATCAAACATTTCCTGAAGCAAAAGACGGACGTTGCACTTTGACAGAAAGTCAGCAGAGAAACCAACATAAGGTAGTTAAAGATGCTATTACTACAAGACAAAATAAATATGGCAAGTCATTTTTCTCGCTTGCCGCAGGTACAAAATTAAATGATATAAAAGTTGACACTTCTATTTTTGATGAAAAGAACGAAAATGCCAATAAATCAAAAGTGCCTGCCGATTTGGGTATTGCTAGTAGTGTCCTTGACGGTAATAGTACAGGAAACTATGCTGTTGCAACACTTAATTTGGAGTTGGTT